TATACCATTGACCAAATTGATAACATTCTGGACAGGGCAGAAAATTGGAAAGGAATTGCAAACAAAAGGTCACTATACCTTACCGCAAAAAATTGGCTATCTGCTGACATAAAGAAAATCACAGCAGAAGTTTACCGAACACCAAAAGAAAACTTTTTAAAATGATAGAGCAACAAATACTAGGAACGTGGCTGCAAGGTAAGCAGCTGGATTTAACCGCAACGGTACGCAGCGAATGGTTCACCGTACCCAAATATCGCACTCTATGTTTGACCATTCAGGCAATGTACCTCAACAACGAACACATAGACAACGTGGCGGTAGTAATGAAGCACCGTGATATGGCAATGGACATCGCAGGACTGAACAACTACTACACAGGTGAAAGCATTACCCGGTTGGTTGCAATGCTGCATCAGGAATACATACGCAAAACTCTGACTATTGACTTGACAAAAATTGTCAATGACCTGACCAACGGAAGTGAAATAATGCAGTCCATGTCGGAAGTTCAAAAAACTATTGATGAAATACAACTGAACGAAAACGGACAAGCTGTTGACCTTATCACTCTACTTGGTGACCGCTTTGACAACTTGGAAAAGCGGAGTAAATCGGAAATCAAAACCATAGGACTGCCAACTGGCTTTACCAGATTAGATAAGTACATCGGTGGTTTTGTACCCGGTGAAAACGTGGTGGTGGCAGGTCGGCCCGGAATGGGTAAGACAGCATTCGCAGTTAGCATCGGGATTGCTCATGCAAAGCTTGGCGGTAGGGTTATAATGTTCAGCATGGAGATGAGCAAAGAACAACTTGCTGACCGCATACTTTCATCTTTGGGCCGGGTGGACAACCTGAAAGTCCGTAACGCTGATGTCAATGAATTTGAGTTGGAAAATATTGCACGTGAATTACTGCTGATTGATTACAAATTTCAAATCGAAGACAGCACAATGCTCGACATAGCTCAAATCAAAACCCGAATTAAGACAATGAAAGTAAAACCAACGCTGGTAATTATTGACTATATGCAGTTGGTCAAAAGCACAGGCGGTAAAAACCGGGAGCAGGAAATAGCAAACATCAGTAGGCAATGCAAACTCATTGCAAAAGAATGCGGATGCACCGTGATGCCATTGTCACAACTTAACAGGGGAACAGAAGAAGGCAACAGCCGCCCAAAATTGGCAAATCTACGGGAAAGCGGTGCGATAGAACAGGATGCAGACACGGTGTTATTCCCTTACCGCCCTGATTATTACGAAGCCCAAAAGTCAGGAGGCAACCCACCCGAACTTGAAGATGCTGAATTGATTATCAGCAAGTGCAGAAACGGTATGACCGGAACGCTGCAATGCAATTTTATGGGTAAAACCGTTGAATACATTTTTTAATTAAATATAAATAACTATATTTGCACCATGAAAATACTAAATCTTTATGCCTGTTTAGGTGGCAATCGTTACAAATGGGATGAGGTAGCTGATAATTTAGAAATTACAGCAGTTGAACTTGACCAGGAAGCAGCACGTTTATACCAGGAACGCTTCCCAAATGACAAAGTTATTGTCGCAGATGCACATCAATATTTGCTTGACCATTACAAAGAGTTTGATTTTATATGGAGTTCACCACCATGTCCTACACATAGTAGGTTTCAAACATCTATGAAAACTATTCGAAAAATGGAATATCCTGACATGAAATTATATCAAGAAATATTATTGTTACAACATTTTTTTAATGGTCGTTATTGTGTTGAGAATGTAATACCTTATTATGAACCATTAATAAAGGCACAACAAAGAGGAAGGCATTTATATTGGACAAATTTTATTTTACCACAAAATATTAATGAAAGAAAAAATCCTGATTTAGCAAGAGACACTGAATTAATTAATAGTCTTTCTAATTTTCATGATTACGATTTTAGAAAATATAAAGGCAATCAAGCAATAAATAAAATGGCACGTAATCTTGTAGACTATGAAGCTGGTAGAACAATACTTGAAACGGCTATTGGAATAATTAGAAAATTAAACACAAACCAACAAACATTAGAACTATGAGAATAAAAATAAAAGCACCACAGCACAACAGCCGCACAACATTTCGCCAGAGTGAAATCGACCGCATGAAAGAAGTAATCAGGCACCAGCAAATCCGCATCAGGGAACTTGAAACCGTGCTGAAAGTACAGGACATTGACAAGGATGATGAGCATATCAAGGCCACACACCTTGCAATCAGGTCAGTATTTCCGTACTACCAGCCCGAATTTATCAAGGTGAAAGCACGTAAACGTGAGGTGTTGGAATTGCGGCAGATATTCATTTGGATTTTGCGGCATAAAACTTCGTTATCGTTGAAGAAAATCGGTCAATTATGCGGTGGCCGTGACCACTCCACAATGATACACAGCATTGAAACAGTTGACAACCTGATGACTTTTGACAAATCATTTGCCCGGAAGGTGGAAGCGGTGAAAAATGCTTATCAAACCTTTGCAGAACAGATTTAATTTACTATATTTGCACCATGTTAATACTCGATATATGCCTATCAGATTTGCCCAGTGAGGCAATCACTACCGGAAAGAACGGAAAGAAGTACATCAAACTTGTATGTGCTGAACGCAAAGCCGAAGGAAAGTTCGGAGAAACCCACTACATTGCCCTGTCGCAAACCAAAGAAGAACGCGAAGCCAAGAAACCTGCAACTTATGTAGGGGGTGCTAAAAATGTAAGTTACAAAAATGTAACATCCGAGCCGAAAGTAAGTTCAACCGATGACCTTCCATTTTGATGCAGAACAAAATCATTGAAACCTGCGACCAAATCTGCTCAATGCTGGTGGAAAAGAATGCTAAGTATGGAAACTCCGCACTGGATCCGGTGCGGGTTTTCAGCAAGGCATCCACCACAGAGCAGTTGCTTGTCCGCATTGATGACAAGTTGAGCAGGATTAAAACAACCGGGATGGAAGCACCCGATGAAGACACTTTGAATGACCTTATCGGCTACCTAATTTTACTTAAAATCGCAACCAAATGACACACGAAGATAAACGCAAACACTTTATTGCACACGCACGTAAAGGAATGAAAATGCAGGTGGTCGATGCCTGTAAAGGTGTGGCAAGTTATGCCACGGTGATTAAGGCCCTGAACAATCCCAGCAAATACAAAAGCAAAAAGGAACAGCAGGTAATTGACACGGCCTTCGAACTTTTACGCAATGAGCACGGAAACGAAGGGATATAAAACCATTGTTTATTGGAAAGACCAGATGATGTCGTTTGAACCTGTGCCCGATGACGAAGTGGAAAAGACACTGAAAAAATATCGGAAAAAAGGATTTAACGCCGAGCCGATTTCCGATGACCTGATAAAAAAAATTGCAGAAAAAGTTTGCTAATATAAAAAAGTATATTATATTTGCCACATGGAAACACAAATAAAAGTAAAAGATTTGAAACATGGTTATGGTATAAACCATAAAAAGCATGGCTACCTTCAATATCGTGGCCTTGAAACAAAACACCCTTATACGGATGAGCCAAAAGTTCCTCATATATACGTTTTTTGGTTACCAATAGATGAAAATGGAAATACATTGCCTGATGTGTTTTTAACAAACGGAAACGAAATTGTTGAACTTGTTGATAAATATGATGATATAGAATGATGTAAAAAACAATAATCATGGAAACACAAATAAAAGTCACACACACAGGCAGCTATTCTGCCAAATTTGAACACGATGATGTCATCTACAACATTGACTGGGAAGATGACAGCAACACCATTTATTTCATTCAGGAATTTGCACCCGGTCAAGATGGCCGCAAATGCGTCAGCATTCCTGCTGAAATTCTGCCGACATTAATCCGCATCTTCGGAACAATCCACACCGACAATTTAAAATAACAAGGCAAAAACTAAACTAACACTTTAAAATTCCAAGGACAATGAATGAAACACTAACCGCACCAATTCAGCCAAACGAAATAGAATGGCGGGTGCAATCAGTTACCAGCACAGGCAAAATGATTGTAGTGCCTTACATCAACAACAGATGCGTAATGCAACGCTTTGACGCCGCCTTCGGGCCTACAAATTGGACTTCCGAGTTTAGGGAGATAACCAACGGCTTTATCTGCCGATTGACCGTGTATTTGGATGGTCAAACAATCACTCGTGAAGATGGTGCATCAAAGACAAATATCGAACCTGAAAAGGGTGGCATCAGTGATGCAATGAAAAGGGCTGCTGTTCAGTTCGGTTTGGGCAGATGCCTGTACGATTACCCCAAGGTATTCATTGAGTGCAATGAGAAGTATATCCCTGATTGGGCGCAAGACAAGTTGACAAAGCTGGTTGAGTGGGTTAATCTCGGTAACTTCAAGGAAGTAATAATATTGAAGCCATGACAGATGTAGTTAAATTGATGTTTGATGTTGAGGAAGGCAACGCATCCGCTTTGGATGCGTTCTGCCACCTCACCCGGTTGGAAAAGCAAATCAAAGCAGCCAAAGAGCAGATACAATCCCAAGCCATAAACGAAGCACAGATGTACGGCAAGACTTTCACGCACATGGGTTTTGAAATTCAGTGCCGTTCAGGTGCAGGTCGGTGGAAGTTTGACCATTTGAATGAATGGGTTGTTGAGAAAAACAAAATGGCTGCTATTGAACACGCTGCAAAGTGGGCATATCAGTCGATTGAAAAGGGTATCACACCCATAACCGATGACGGGGATATCATTCAACCTGCTGTGTATGTGGCAGG